CTGTATCAGGTTACGCGGGAGACTTTCCCACTCGCGGCTAGTCAACTGTCCTATAGCGTAGGAATAGGTGGCGATTTTGACACTGTGCGGCCTACTAAAATAGTCGGCGCGTATCTTACAATCAGCACTGGTGCAATTCCTGTTGATTATCCGATGCAGGTCATTGGCTACGATGATTACAATGACATTCGGCTGAAAACGCTGCAAACCAACTTTCCCAGTTATTGTTATTATGAACCGGCGTTTCCTTTAGGAAATTTATACGTTTATCCGGTTTGCGCGGTTAACAATGAAAGCATAACATTGACCAGTTGGAAGCCGCTTGCGATGATTGCCGATCCAACCGCAACCGTTAGCCTACCGCCTGGTTACTGGGAAGCGTTGGTATTTAATTTAGCTATTCGGATTGCTGAAGAATATCAGTTTGATATTAGGCCAACGACTGTTGCATTAGCTGAATCGGCGTTGAAGAAGATTAAACGATTGAATCAGCGCACTTTGACTCTGCAAACTGATGTTGCGCTGATGAATACTAGCCAGTTGCGTTACAACATCTACGCAGACGGGTACGGGCGCTAATGCCTAGCACAATCAAATTACCCATATTAGGCCCAGGCGTTGATGGACGATCACGCGCTATCACTGCTCAGGTTCGCCAGAACATATTCCTAGAAGTCAAAAAAGAACAGGACAAAAGCGCGTTAGTGGCTTATGGCACGCCAGGCTTAAGGCTATTTACTGATTTTGGCGGTAATCCAGCACGCGGCATGTGGTGGTTTCAAGCACTTAACTTATTGTACGTTGTAGTCAATAACGAATTGTTTGAAGTTCGCGGCGATGGCGTAAGCATAAGGCGCGGTGCGCTGGCTACGAATACCGGCACCGTGTCCATGTCCGATAATGGTCAACAACTTATCATTGTCGACGGCGAAAACGGTTACATTTTCCAGCCGCAAACCGCATCACTAGTATATAGCCGCACGCTTACTTTAGTAACGGTTACAGAACCGCTCACAAACCGCGTGACAGGCGATGTTGTAACGATTGATGGCGACGCTAACATTCTCGGCGGTGACTACACCATCACGGTCACTGGCGGCAACGAGTGGACGTTTAACACCGTCGCCAGCGGTAGCGCGTCCGGCACTATTAAGGTTGTCAACAACTTTAGAGAAATAACATCCGCCAGCACTGGCGTTGATTTTCCTGGCGCTAACACGGTCGTTTTTCTTGACTCGTATTTCATAATCAACAATCCTGGTACCAAGCAATTCTGGCTGTCAGGGCAGTACGATGGACTCTACTGGGATCCTTTGCAATACGCCAGCAAAGAAGCGTACACGGATGATCTGCAAGCCGTAACTGTCGATAACGGCAATTTGGTTTTGCTTGGCGCTATATCTCAAGAATACTGGCAAAACGATGGCGGCTTCCCGTTCCCGCTTTCACGTATAGCCGGTTCACCAACTGACATTGGCATCGCAGCGCGTTGGTCAATGGCTCGATGCGGTGGACAGCTATTCTATCTGGGACGCACTCGGCGCGGTGGGTTGTCAGTCGTCAAGATTCAGAACTATCAGCCTGTTGTTGTTTCCACAACTGACTTGGACTACTTGTTTAGCCAGTACAGCAACCCAGGAGATGCAATAGCGTTCAGCTATCGCCAGAACGGCCACGAGTTTTATCAGATTTCATTTCAACAGGAAGGCGTAACGTGGCTGTATGACGATACAACTGAGGTATGGTCAAAACTGCAATCAGGCCATGACACGCGGCACTATGGGAATCGCGGCACTCAGTTTATCAATCAAGCAATAACCGCCGATTATCGAAACGGCAAATTGTATTATCTTGACCCTGAACACTTTACCGATAATGGCGAGGAAATAGCGCGAGAACTGATAACACCACATTTTTTTGCGGCTGACTCATTCAACAAGTTGCACATCTATCGACTACGGTTAGATATGGAGCAAGGCACCGGCCTAGTGACTGGTCAAGGCTCAAATCCTCAAATCATGTTGCAGGTCAGTCGTGATGGTGGATTCACGTATGGTAATGAGATGTGGACTTCATTCGGGCGCATGGGTGAATACAACAAGCGTGCTGAATGGCGACGGCTCGGCGTATCGCGTAACTTCGTGTTCAAGTTTAGAATCACTGACCCTGTAAAAGTAATCTTTATTGCAGCGGCGGCGATGGCAACTCAGGCGGATAAGTAATGACATTCCCCCAGCCGCCATTCCAATCTATTGCTACCGACGCTAACGGCATCATGAAGCCGGTGTGGAAACAATGGTTTGACCGTGTGCAAACGATTCTTTCAGCGGTCATGGGTAACGGCGCAACAACTGACCGCCCCACTAAATATGCTTTTATTGGTCAGCCGTACTTCGATATTGATCTTGGCCAGCCGGTATTTTGGAATGGTACAACGTGGGTCACGTGGTCAGGTCCAGCCGCACAACGCGCGTACGGTCAGTTCTACGATAACTCTGACCAATACGCGGCTAACACCACAACGGCTTATCCTGTCGAACTAGATACGATTGACGGGCATTATAACGTAACTGTTGTGGCTCTCACCCGCGTAACATTTGACGTTGCAGGTGTGTATAATTGCCAGTTTAGTATTCAGTTTGTTAGCACTGAAAACAATGCAAATCAACCGTCAGAAGTTAACATTTGGTTTAGACTTAACGGCGTTGATATTATTGAAAGCAATAGCCAGTACACAATCCCGAATAAACACGGAAGTCATGACGGTAAACTGATTGCGGCGTTAAATTTTATTCAAGCGGTCAATGCTAATGATTACATTGAATTGATATGGCAAACTGAAAACACTAACATCTCAATTCAAACCTTACCGGCTGGCACAACACCAACAACACCGGTGACACCCAGCGTTATATTCACAGCGATTCAAATCTGAGGTCAGACATGTTGAAAAAAGGATGCAGCAAGGAAACCATAGCCAAGAATATCAAGACTGAGGTGAAAGCTGGAAAGCCGGTTAAGCAGGCCGCTGCGATTGCTTACAGCATGGCGGGTAAGTCTAAGCCTAGCAAGAAAAAATGAGTCAGATTACCGAACATTCAACCGCTAGAATTAAAATCCTTGCACTCGAAAATGAGATTGCAAAACTTCCTAGCGTTGAATGTCCGTTAAAACATTATTTTGCTGATGGCGTTTATGTTCGTCAAATCTTTATGCCAGCCGGCACGTTTATCACGGGCAGAATCCATTTGCATGAACACGTCAATATCGTGTCCCTGGGCAAGATAACGTGCTACACAGAAGAAGGGCGCAAAGAGATTAAAGGCCCCGACACGTTCATTACACCACCAGGCACAAAACGCGCATTGTATATCCACGAAGATACGATATGGACGACAATCCATAAGTTAAGGGGAGAATCTGACCGTGATATTACGGACATTGAAAAGGATTATGTTGTCGAAACATACAGCGAATTTGATATGAAGTTTTTGGAGAATATATCATGACATTTGCAGCGGTAGCAGGTACGGCGGTTAGCGCAATAGGCGCTGGCGTTAGCGCGGCTGGTCAAGGTGCGGCGGCTGGTCAGCAAAACAAATTAGCTAAACAGCAACTGGCATTTATCAAGCAATTATATGGTGAAAGCGCAGGAAGGTTTGCACCGTATCTGAAAACAGGACAGCAAGCCACCAAAGCATACCGCGAACAGATGCGAGGATTAGCCGATCCTGAGCAATACGCGCAGTATCAGACTGATCTGAGCCAGTACCGCACACCGTACACCATGGAGCAGTATCAGCAGTCTCCGCTGTATACGCCAATGGTGCGCAATCTCGCGGAACTGCAAGCAACTCCTGGTTATCAATTTGAACTTGAGCAAGGCTTGCAAGCACTGGGACAAGGTGCAGCAGCACGCGGTGGGTTACTTTCAGGCGCTCAACAAAGAGCAGCTATGAAATACGGACAAGGCGTTGCATCAACTGGCTTTCAAAATGCGTGGGAACGCGCACAACAAGCGTACGGCAGAGCGTTTGAGCAGAATCTTAGCCAACAACAGCAGTATGGAACGTCGCAATTGCAACAGAATCAACAGAATTACGCGCAACGGCTAGGATCACGCGCTCAAGCGGTTGATATTTACGGCGGCGCGGCTAATCTTGGCGCTCAATCAGCGGCTAATCTTGGCAATATCGGTACTAGCACCATGCAAGCATCAGCGCCGGCTTACAATGCCATGCAACAAGCAGCAGCAACTCAAGCGGCGGCTCCCTACATTGGCGCTGGCGGTATGCTAAACGCTATCAGTAGCAACGCGGGTTCTATTTATAATGCAGGTAAAGATGCAGGATGGTGGGGTAAATAACATGGCTGATTTAACCGAACTTTACAAAACCATTGCAGCATCAGCGCCCGATCCCTTAGCGTGGCAAAAAGGATTAGTTGGGAATTATATCTTGCAAAATGAACAGTTAAACCTGCAAGAAAAACAACGCCAAATTGCAGAGGAGCAACGTTTGCGCGAATTGTTTCAGCGTCC